TGGGCTGCAAATGCAGAATAGACGCTCCAGTAGCAAGCAAGCTCATGAGCCTCGGCAACCATGTTGATCTCATCGAGCTGGAGGTAACCCTTAGCCATACGGGCACCGTACTCGTAACCAAACTGGCCGTTCATGTCCTGGCCGTTGTAATTACCGATAGCGTGGGGACCAACATTCTCATTGTCATACTGGTAAGTTGCCTTGATTTCATCACCAGAAATGCTATCAAAAGTAACTGCACCGGTGGCATAATCGATAGTACCAGCTTCAGTACCATCAGCAGCAACTAGCTTACCAGCAGCGTCATCGGTATACGGAGTAACAACACCGTCAGCAATTGCCTGAACGGTAACAGAACCGGGAAGTACGGGGGTGTAAACTAGAGCACCGTTCTCAGCAGCTACAGCCTCGTTCTTAACAACACGGCCGGTAAAGTTGGGGTCCATGCCCTGACGGTTAGCAAAGGGGCTGGAAAGAACAGTACCAGCAGCAGTCTCACCCTTAGTGTTCTCAGCAATAAACTTGAAATAAGGGATAAGCTGCTGACGAGAACGCATTGCAACGGAACCAAAAACATCTAGAACGAGAAGCTTCTGAACAAACATGGGGAGCATCTCGAGGAAATCGGGGCGAGCCATGATGTTTGTGGTGTTGGTAGCTGCGGTAATAGAAGTCTGAGCACGACGGACGTTGCGCTCAAGCTGGCGGGTGAACTGCTTTTGAGCAGCAGTAAGACCAGCCATGTTTGAAGCAACTACGGGCTTCATAGACTTGCGAGCAGCACCGGAGGTAAGAGAAGTACCAGCGGTGACCGGCTTCATCTTACGAGCAGTAATGCCGGGAGTGCGCTTGATATTCATAATAACACCTTCCTACATAAACTACATTGTAATTAAACTGCCGTCATCCTCGTCATCAAATGTATCGATTAGCTGCGGTTCAGCAAATTGATCATCTGAGGCCGGGGCGTAGCCTGACTGACCAGTTATTTTATCGCGTAACTCTCGCACAGACGTACTTGCAGTTACTACGATGTCTGACAGATCTACGCCCACTGCATTTGAGTATAAGGCAGCATAAGCATCTTGATACTCAGATATCAGCTTTTGAGAAGCTGTAATTTTCTTTTGAAGCGATTTAACTTGATCATCTAAGTTAGATGCTCGAGAAATTGCGGTATTGCACTTAATGACAGTTTCATCAAGTTCATTTTGTAATTTCTCAATAGCTAAATCCTTCTTAGAAACTAACTCCTCAGAGGCGTTAATCTTCGTAACATATTGAAGGTTAGAATCATGTAATTTAGAATTTTTCGTTTTTAGATGAGTATTAGCTCTAACCATCAGCTTATTTTTAGCTTTTAGCGTATTTACTTCTTCATTTACCTTATCATGAATAGATTTTGATAATGTATTTTGAGAAGCGCAAATACGTTTCACTGCTTGAAGTTTCCTAGCCATGTATACTTCATGAGATTTCATGGCAGCTAAATTAGAATCTAATTCAGCAACTTCGTTGCAATGATCTTCTTTAGATTTAAGATAAAGTTTAACTAAACTATCTACTTGTTCGTTTAACCCATCAACCTGCTCTTGGAGCATCGCTATTTTAGTTGCGGGATCAATTTCAGCTTCATACATGCATTCGGGACACTCATTTAATGCTTGCTTGCGAAGTTCAAGATCTTGATAGGTTTCAGATTGTTCTGGAAACTGCGATTGTATAATATCGATAGCTTCACATGAATCAATATCTTGAAGCTCCGCTTTAACCGAAGCACAAATTTTTTGATATTTCATACGCGAAGAATCATCAGTAGCTGCAGCAATGGCGGTAAACTCAGGAATTGCATCTTTGTACGCAGGGAATGTAACTAAATCAAACCCTCTAAATACAAAGGTATCAGGATCTACTGAATTGTTGATAATGTCCCCGGCACCTCTAACTGAAATACCAAAAGTTACCCCAGAATCGATAAATGTTTTAACTACACGCCCTACAGGGGTATCTACAAGATTGAATTTGCCATAAACTTTTCCATCATCATCAATATGACCTTCAGTCATCACAATACATGCATCTTTAAAATCCATGCAGTTTGGATCTTCTGGATGCCCTAAATATCCGATATAATGCCCTAAATCTATAGCTGTTTTGTACAGATCAGAATTGAAAACATTCTCCCAAACTTCTCTAGTTATGTCTAGGCCGTTTTCATTTGTAATGGTAGAGTCAGCGCATTCGCCTTCGAATACACCGATAATTGAAGGCTTTGATTCTACAGTAGGTAGATTATCATTTAAAACTTCGGCCATTTAAATACCCTCCTAGTTCTTGAGGTATCCCTTAGCTAATCTTACAACACCGCCTATAAGCAGTGTTTTAAGTGCTTCTTTTATTAATCCAGATTCTACAGCATCTAAATTATTTTCAAATTCTCGGTCTTCAACTAACTCTGAATACGCAGTTTCATTAATATCTGCAATTTCATCAACCACTTCATCATCAACAGTAATTTTATCAGCAGATTCCATATCGCCAAGTTCATAAATAGACGACCCAACTTGAAGCTGTAAATCGCCTTCTAAGGTTTCTGTTAATCCTAGATCATACTCCGCAAGTTCATCTATTTTAGACAATATATCTAACAACGCTGCTGGGGTAAATACAACTTCGCAATTTTCCATTACATTCCCTCCATTACCAGTAATTCCAAATTAGGTCATCATTCAATGTTGGATACAATTCAGATATTCCACCAAGTTGTTCAAGTCCTCCAATTTGTATTTTCCATATAACTTGAACTACTTGGTTAACGCCTACACGTAAAATACTCTTTCGTAATAATTGTTGATTTGATAGCTGCGTATTAGCTAAATTCTCATCATAAACCCAAGTATTTGATTCGTCTTTAAACCAGCCAAGTACGTATTTGGGTGTCCAAGATTCATCTCCAGGGTTTTCAGGGTTTTCATCAGCATATGTTCCAAAATTCCAAGAATCGCTATCCGACGGCAGGATACGATACCCTGCAAGCATTCCGTTATCTCCACCGGTTAGATGGGTTCTATTTGACCAGAGACCAGCTTCGGTTATAAACAAATAATCCTTATTTTCAGGCCTAAACTGAGCTAATGCTCCTGTAGATATAAATGCACTATATATTATATCTATAGTTTTTGGAACTTCCGCTTCGTATTCTGGTACAATATCTCGATACGAAATTTCAACTCTAGGATAGTTATCCCCGATTAACTCACAGTGGATTGTATCGTCGAACTCTCTATCAGAATATTTTGGGCCTAATCCAAAATATAATCTTTCATTATTTTCATTTGCATCGTATCCATCAGCACCGAATCCGGGGCATTCCCCTGCATATCTACAAAAATTATTGGTGTGATCTATGCTAAATGAACTAGATGATGTATCAGGGATGCTATCATCCACCGAACCCAACCCAATGGGCAATCCGTCATCATCGCAATCCTGAGATAATAGCCCCATAGTTCCCAACGATATATATCTAGGAACATAATGGGACAGCATATCGTATCCTTGATTAAATACTCCATCACCAATTAAATAATGTGCAATTCCAGTTATCATAGAATTGGTCGCTGCATTATGTCCTTCATGCTGCTGGACTACTTTTCCAGTAGACTTATCTATAACATTTAAAGTAACATTATGCTCAATTGACATATTTTTTGCAAATTGAGCAATTTGTCCTTTAGTAGGTGTGTATAATTTCCTCATAATAACCGCCGTTTATGGAATCTCTATATATGAAATATTACCCGAACGATCTATATTTTCTATGATTTCTGGATTATATGTAGTAGTGGTTCTATTCGATTCTAAATTATATATTCCTACTTCATATGTTCTAGGTTTAGATTCGGGATAGGGCTGTTCAGGGTTATCGCTGGACCCTTCTTCGAATACATTGATTCTACGATGCAAATTTGGATGAGTATATCCAGATTCTTCAATTTTTATATCTTTACTAGAAGCTATCGAAGCGGGACCTTCTCCAATTAACACACGCCTCGAAATTATATCTATATCTTCTCCAGATTTATCTACATATTGAACAAAAGTTTTCGGATTCCCTAAATCATCGATAACTTTTGCATTACAAATAAAACTAGTCTCAGTATCTATAATATCTTTACAATGCTCAATATCAATTGGGTTATCACTTTTTATTGGAACTGCATCTAAATCTTCATATACATATCGCAGTTCCCAATCATATTGAATATCATAATGTTTAACCGCAAATGAAAAATAAGCACGTTTAGTAGATAAATCAGAATTTATAAATTCATATGATTCTTCATATCCAAAATCATCGTCTTCGTATATCGATTCTCCATGGTATGAACCAGGCGGGTAAGCCATTTCAGATAAGTAATCTTTGATATAATACCATCTATCTGGATCATATGAATTACCAGTTTTTATCCATAACTGCGGATCAGGCTTTTCTACTAAATATTCTACAAAAACTGTATCTTCAAGAACTGGTGATATATGTATATAATCAGTACTTGTATAATCTAAACTTGCCCCTAAAGTGGACGGCGATATAAATGTAGATCCGCCAATACTTCTAAAATTGGTTAAAGTTATATTTATTGATGAATTATCGATAACTACAAATGGAGAAGTTATACCGTACATATGAAGCGTGCAATCTAATTTAGAATCTATAATCCAGAGATGTCCGGTAGCTTCTATAAAATATCCGTCCCCTAATTTATCTTCAATTGAAGCGGAATTTAATTTCACAGTATTTCCGGATATTGATTTAGCAATTATATTAGATCGTATATCAATACTTGTAGCATGCAAAGATTCAAATTCACAAAAACCTTGACCTACAATAGTTATCCAGTCTAATTTTGATTCACTATAAACATTTATATCATTAAAAACAATTGAATTTCCAAATAAAATAAATTTAAGCTGGTAAATATCAGATGAAATTGATATTTCACCTACAAAGTTATTTAAGATAACAGAGTATCTATTGGCGTCGTTTTGTATTACTTGTGCTGTACCGGATACACTAGAATAACTAATCATACACACCTATTCTACGACTTCATCGTAATAGAAGGTTTCACAGTTAATCTTGTTGGTTTACGATTCATTGTCGATATATTCACCGGTATCTGTTTGTATCGCATCGCCAACTTGACTCATAATAGGATTAACTGCAGGAATAGGATGTAATATGGTACCTGGATCATTATCTTCATCAAGAGTTGTTACATCCGGTGTAATTGATAATTCTTGCATTCTATCATATCGTAAATTGTATGCAGGTGAATCCTTAAACGGAGGAACTAGATAGGATTCAGGGTTAATAACTGTAACTCCGTCTTCTTTTATATAGTAGGGTTCATCAGAATACGTATCAGATTCTGCTTGAGGTCCAAATCCCAAAGAAAATAGAGGATCAATTAACGCTTTAACTACATGCTCATTGTTAGCTAGTTGTAATGAATAAAGAGCTCTATATCCTGGATTAATTGATGACGTAGTAGTTTCTTCATATTTAGAATTTCGATAATAAACAGGATTCCTAGTATCTTCTGTATATACTTTCATCGAATCAGCTTCAGGAGTATAATTTTCAGGAAAATCTGAAACTCGTTGCATTCTAGCGTAATCATCGCGTTTATAATCCGCTACGTACATTGAACCCATCGATTCAAACTCATCTTCAATATGTGTTAATCGAGCATCTACTGAAATTTTAGTACGAGAGTCGAATCTAACTCCGGTATGCTGGAATAAGTACATCCCAACAGGTCGTACATATTCAATACATGCATCTATTGGTTTCTCGGTAGAAAAATAAACTACATCGATATATCCCGCAGCTACATTGGGATTTACATATACAGAATTGACTGGTACTGAAGTATCTTCAAGTCGATCATATAATATTTCTTTTCCATCTACAATATTTCCCTGATCATCTTCGTATCCAGCTCCGTAACTAATCAAATTAAATTGAGCTAGATTCAATTCTGCAGCAAATGTTACCCCCTCTTTACTGCCTTTCTTTCTAATCATATCCATAAAGTATAACAATACTAGTCGATTAAAGCATGCTGGAAGTCTGTCATCATACTTGAATCCTTTAGTATCTCCCAACATCCATAGCAACTCTTGTTTGCACTTCAACGGATCATAAATATCGATTAAATGCTCAGTATCGTACTTTACCTTAGTCAAGCACTCCCAGAACCATTTTAGAAAAAATCTAAAATCCCAGCTCTCACAATAGCATTCTGGAACACTTATATCTTTAAATCTCATCAGTACTCCTGAACATCTAAAAATTGAGTTATTAAAATTAATCTACAATATACGAAGGATTAATTCTAATAGCTAAGTTTGCATTTGAAGGTTCAATATAACGTGCTACGCTAATTGGGTTAAAGTATTCAATATCGCAATCGTTCCAAATAATTCCATAATTATTTGGAGAGCCTGGATCAAAATGCCTAATACGAGAATCGCAATTCTCAATGGTCTCTACAATATCCATTATCGTAGGCTTTCTTCCAATTTCAAACTCTGAGGGAGCAAAATATAATCTCAATGCTTCTTTTGCTGTTTCAATTAGTATATTTGCAACATCTTGTGAAACTGGTTTTGTAGGTGTTATAGTGCCTACTACGTAAAAATCAAATACTCTAAGGTATCCAAATTGAATATCTACAGACATAGCTTGAAGCGGTCTATAATCTCTAATCACGTTATCAATGAACAAAGCCGGTGGTTTATACCGTGTAAATTTAGTATTTTTCTTAACTTGTGCTTTGGAAATCTGACCTTGTCCATAATTAGAAGGTAAAAAGTCATTATGGATTGCGAAACACATAGCTGTATATGTTTTAAAATTAGTTGAAAATACATACTTTAACGGATCATTTGGATCAAAATCTAAATCTAGAACAGATGACCAATCATATATAGGATTGCCTGCTGGGAAATCTTGGTTTGTTATATACATTTTAGATTTTTGAACATCTGTTAAGTTTTTATCTTTATATATTTCCATATTAATTTCAAGCGCCTTTTGGCAATCAATAACTACACCGTTATCAACACCCGCTTCACGCTTTAAAAACCTAGTATAATCAGGTAATGTAACTAAGCTATCCCAAGTATTAATATAGTTCCGGCTATTAATATATGCTTCTTTTGCGGTTTCGGGGCTTTTACCTGTAACTGTATATGTGTGCGGCAATTCAACAGTATTTGAAAGGTTAGAAATTCCAATTTCATTTGAAGTTGTACCGGGAACATCATTTGAAGGCTTAGCAAGTAAAAGATCAGTTAAAACATTTTCACCTACACACCCAATGATTCCTGAACAATCAATCCAATATACGGTAAGCCAGTTACCATCATAATTTTCTAATTGATTTAAATAGTTTGAAACTTGTATTTGAGCGTTTGAATACGAATCAAATGTAACAGCAAATCTCGGTTCGGGAACTACAAATTCTGAGACGTTTTCTACTTGTTTCCATCTAGTTTCAATGAAATCTTCATCAGACTGCGACGCCCTAGCTTTAACCCAAACCGCTGTAGTATCAACATGCTGTGATGGCAGTGAAATAATATAATTATTTTTTTTAACTTGAGCTACTGAAACTGAATAAGAACGCAATTCACCTTCAATAGCAACTCGCGTAACCGATTCTTGAGGCTGCAATACAACTTTATCTGTAGTTGCAAATACATCTAAATCATCAGTAACTACTGATCTATGACTTCTAGTTTCATTATCACCGTATCCATTAGTCCTAGGTAAGATATTGTATGTAATGATTCTAGACTGATCGGTAATATCGGTATATGCAGTTAATGTTGAGAAGTTAGCACCATTAAACCCAAAATCTAATGTTAATGGATAATCTAAATTATTTGTAAACACACATTCAGTTCTAGCAGCAGTATAATATCCTAGATTGTATCCAATTAATCCGAATACCTTTTCAGCATTTTTACGTTGAGAAACTGTGGGCGCATACATTTCATTTGCAGCCCAATCTAAGTTTACCCCCAACATATCTGCAATCGATGCGATATATTTACCTAAAACTACTCCCGGATCTGCATCAGCTTCAGGATTCCACAAATCTGTAAGTTTGGGTACAAGATCCCAAAATTCTTTAACTAGTGAATTATAATCACGAGAAGTATATGAAACTAATCCGTTTTGGTAATCTTCACTCATCATTTCTCCTTATTGGGAAACCTGAAAATTGACATCCAACGTAGCGCCGAAAGTTGTTTCTATTGAAACAGTCATTTCAAGTCGATTATATTTTTGAGCAATTTCACTAGATGTTGAACCGGTAAACAAATTTCCCTCAACAAACTGAGTGTTATCAGGATTACATTGAGGTTCATGTAATCTTAATTGTTCTACAATTCTATCCCTAATAATAGATTCTTCTGTACCATTATTATAATGCCAAAGATGACGTTTTAATCCTACACCCTGATTAGGCTCATTATAAATTTCTGTAGGTTCAGTTAATATCAATAGTTTAGATCTATTAACTACCGATTTTTCATCTTCAAGGACAGCAACTTGATTTTGAGCTACATTTATCATTTGAGGCCAAGCAATTGATGATGTTTTCATTATTAATCCTTATGATATAGAAACTGGTGAATATTGACCCCCAGTTAACCCAATTACTATCCACTCACTGTGGGAATCATTTACAGATGTTAAAGCTACAATTTCACCAGTAGACGGTAAATGGGGGAGCAATAATGATGGATACCACGGTAAATTTTCATCTTTTACATAGTTTGTAACTTTTTGACCTCTGTATTCTTCTAATGTATACGGACCATGAATATTAGGTATACGCACTTGGATATAAAGATTCCCTGTTCCGGCATACATATAATCTATTGCATATCCATATATGACCATAAACCCTCCTATATAGGATAATACAAGATTAATTAAGTATCAAATATATTTTAATGCAACCCATGAGCTAGATATGCCACTTGCAAATTTAACAACATCTCCAGTATGCGGAGCATGTATATATTGATTATCACCGGCATATATACGTACGTGACCAGACGACCATAATATATCCCCAGGCTCTGCTTGAGACGGCGATACTCTAGAATATGCACCAGAATACTGAGCTCCGGATGTCCTTGGGATGCTTATTCCAACTTGACTGTAGCAATATTGTGTAAATCCTGAACAATCTAATCCTACACCAGGAGTAGTTCCACCCCAAACATATGGGACACCCAATTGTGATTGCGCAGCAGTTAATATTTTTTGTCTTACAACACTTATATTTCCAAAATTAATTGAAGAAAATCCAGAATTACTTGCAGTTTTAACAGTTGTTACTATCTTATTAAAATATTCTTCAGCCTTAGCTTGACGTTTTACTGATTCTGAATCAACTCTAGCCGGCCGTTCAAACTTTCTAACAAATATATCAGCAGCTTGTTTTGCTCCAGCGGCAGTATTTGATACACTCTTCAATGGATCTAACGTTGATGATTTGTAACTAGTTGTTAATTCATACCACAAGTAATCTAACTGACCAGTTAAATTATTTGCCCAGTTATCTCCCGCCATTTGTTTCATGGCGGCGCCTCTACCTAGGTGCCACTGGCAAATTCCAAACGACGTACCCTTATCTCCGACACCTGATGTATCAAAATTACTTTCATAATATATGTTACCGCATATTCCACAAGCTGCTGCATTATTTAATCCCTTATTTGTAAGATATTGAACAACAGCTCTAACATTTGATTCTAATCCATCTAAATTATATTCAGATGTTGCTCCCAATTGAGATTTCCCAGCATCCCAAAATGCAGTAAATAAATCAGTATAATTTACCAATGATAATTTTACTAACGTAGTATCAACAGTAGCTCGTTTTGAAATTTCTTTTTGTTGATAGTTATAATATGCAACTTCTCTTACAATTGCATCTTCTCTAGTATTTGATTCTTGATATAAATTTCCGTACAATCCTGCAGCAAATCCACCAACTTTAGACCAATTTGGGTGACAAAATCTCAATATAACCGAAGAATTTCGATTATACTGTTTATGCTTTACTTGGTTACTTGCATTGCCTTCGATGGTATATACAACTCCATCTTTAAAATCAGTCACAATCCCAATATGGTTTGCCCAAGTGCCACCATGCCATACAAAGTTAATCAAGTCTCCGGGTTGTGGATTATATGAACTTGATCCATCATAAATAATTCCACCGCATTTTTCAGCAGTATGATCGATAGTTAAATGTGCGCCGGCACACCCAGATATTACAATCCCCTCGATTCCAACTGTTTTGGCGCATGCCCAAACGAAATCAGCGCACCAAGCTTCATGTCCAGATTTACCTAATACCCCACGTACCCAATCTTCATATGTTTCACCTAAGTGTTTTTCAGCTTCAGCTAAAAATTCTTGAAGTTTGTTACTACTAGAAACTGTTGCACCATTATCATATTGAGTAAGATTAAACCGGTTAATGATACTACGTAAATAACCGATATATTGTGCCGGAGTATTTGGATCATCATCTCCGAGATATCCAGAAGCTGTAAATGCTTGTGCATATTCATCTAAATTTGTCGCGTTTTTAGCTGCTTGTGACTTGCCCAATCTTGTACGTGTAAAATATCCTTGGATGCATTCATCCCAAGAATTAAATACTATTCCCGGACCTATTCCCAATATGTTATTTTTACGAATTGCAGCGTTGGATGTACCGTACCCGCTTTCAAAACAAGCTTGAGCAATAATAAAACTACAAATTCTAATTCCATATTGAGCTGCATATTTTTGAACTATTGGTGCAATAGTTGAAATAAATGAATTACATTGAGCTTCTGTTGCCATTTAGCTCACATCCCTACACATGAAAAACTCAGGTGTAAGCAACTCATGAATTTGATCAACTGAATCTAAATGTTTATCTAGCCACAAATACCAATTATCATAATGCTTAGACCAAGAAATTTTTTTTAATTGTTCTTCAGTTACATAGAATCCAATTTGATCAAATAAACCCAAATTAATTAAATGAGTATAGTATGTATCTATAATTTTATCATTATTTGTGCGTGTACCAGATAAATTTAACTTCAGCCAAAATCCCATAGACGGTGGGTATTTTCGCACCGCTAATTTAATTTCATATAATTCTTCCAAGGCTTCATCTACATTTTTAGCTTTAACGGTGGTATATAATCCGAATGGCATTTTTGCTTTTTTAGCTTCTTTAACTTGCTTATCTAGTTTAGGATTTCTAAATTCTGGATAAACAGTATGCGATGCAGTAAAATATGTTCCTATATCTATGCATACCCCTATTGCACCAAATTCTTTTAATTCATCATAATCAATATCTGGAGAAGCAGCATTGATAGTAATCATAAAAGGGTATACTTCTTCTTGGGACGGCAAAACTCCGCCAGCAACCGCAGCAGCATATGCCGTAGCTGTATCAATTATTCCGCTAGCAGTTTGAAGTGATCCAGAAATTTGATCTGAAATTGATAAATTGCTAATTTTTGAATTAGTAATCAATGATTTTAACTTTAACCAAGCGGAATCCCTGCCACTCCCAGAAGGAGTATAATACCAAGGACATGCTTTCCGGCTTGCATCGTAATGACGAACAATATTATTAGCTGGAATTGAATATTGTTTCATCAATCTTTGTACTAACCAAGTTAATTTGGAAATTTCTTCAGAAGTATATGGATTATCGCCATCCATACAAACTTCAATGCCGATACTATTTGAATTAGTTATTCCGTATGCGCCCTTACCATCACCACAATGCCAGGTATAATAAGTTTGCGGATCTGCATATTCATAAATTGAACCATCATCTATAAAATAATGAGCTGAAGCATTCCTATTTCCACCAGAAAAATATTTACAACAAGCTAGAGCGCACCCAGATTTACTTGATCCGGAACCTGTATAATGAACAACAATATATTTTATACTCTCAGATCTTTGAGATATATTGTAATACCCATGATATTGTGTAATGGTATATGACATTAATCTCTATAATCTCCGTTTAAATCAAATTCAAACGTATTGTATACACTCGTAGTTTCAAATTTACCTATTTCATTTTCAATCAAGGTATTTAATTCCATATAATTGCTGTATAACAGATCTGGACTATACTCTATTTGAGATTTAGTTTGATCAAATTTTACATTTCCATTTAATACTAATCTTGGATCATGCTTATAAAATTCTAGTTCACCAATTCTAACTTTAAATGCTGGATTATTTGCCTCAGTTGTGAGATACTCAAAATGAACAAAATTTTTAGCTAATCCAATTTTTTGTTTGTTTTCAACTATATCTCCCGGGTTCACAAATACTGATTCTAGATGCGTAAATCGTAAACCCACGTGTTCGCTATATTGTATGACTACACCCAGATATTTATCTACATTGCATACTTGAATTACTACACCCTTACATGGAGAATATATGTTGTCTGCAAATAAATCGATACCAGTATGGTATTCTTGTTTGATATAAACTACATAATCTTTCCATACATTGGAATTTTCTAATGTAATAACACAGTTTTTATACATATTAGATCACTCTAATATCTTGGAAAGTGGGATAGATTTGACCTAAATCAACTTTACCTGTACTAATTATATTAGATGTAGGTACATATGAAGATCTTGGATACGAAGCAGATCCCCTAACAATAATACCTTGACTACTAGCTACTTGGTTTGCAGATGACATAACTAATCTTTGTAGTTTCAACACTGTAACGTATGCTATGCTAATTTGATGTGAAACTGATACGATGTTATACACACCAGAAACTGGTGATAATGTATTACCTACCATAACTACTAAGGAAACCGGTTGAGCTATTTGATACTCCTTAGGGGATCCTGCAATCGTTACAGTAAAATCTCCTGAAAACTGAGATGCTAGTGCATTTACATCATTTATTATATTTGCAGTTTGGAATACATCGGCTAATGAACTGCTCCAAGAGTTAACAATAGATGATTTATCAGTTAAAGGATTGCCGGTATTATCTACTGAGAACCCTAAAGAAGCAAAATTCATATCTGTCATATTATACGCTACACCATCATAAGATCCTTGCAACGATAGTATATTCCCGTTAGCTGTTCCATATTGCAATACATCTGAAGTGTAATCACCAGCCAGGCCTGCATTACTTTTATAGTGAATAACACCTTTAGACGTCATAGTTGGTTCATCAACCCAATATGAAAATGATGAACATTGAACTGTAGTATCACAAAATGCAGATTTTAAGAAATCTTTAATCGGTGTAATTGATCTATGATTTAATGCTGTAGATAGTTGTTTAACTTTATTCTTATTTAGACCTGCGCTATCTCTAGAAGCATTGTAGGATTTAGATAATCTAAGTAATCCCGGAAACGAATCATAATCATCTTGACCATTGAAGTTACCTCCAACATATCGGTTAAACGACGTAGTAAGAGCACCATGGCTGACTAATGTTGGAGCATCATTATGATCAATATCTAAATCATAGTAATAATCGGCCTTTACAGCTTTAGCTAATGCTTTTACAATTGCTGAGGGTTGAACAATTCCTTGTATTTCAGGAATTTGTATAACAGGTAAATGTGTTTGAATAGCGAGTGAAGCATACCCGGTAAGTTTATATTGCATATATTGACCAGATGTAGATACACTAAATTGTAATGTAAATCCCTGGTAACTTAAATAAGTTTCAATTTCGCCGTTATCGTCTAACCAACCAAAAATAAATGATACTGGAATTCCGGCAGTACCGGTCGAAGCTTGTGCTGCGCTATACAGCAACGCTTCAAAAGCTGATATATTTATACTACGAGTATCATCTCCACCTACGGTACAATTCAACTCCCAAGATGTCATAGAAGAAATTTCAGAGTTGTCTAAAATCAATGAACTAAACGGTGATGGAATTTTTAGCCCATAATCCGATAATGATACTCCACCTAATATGAAATTACAAAACGATTGTTTTTTCATATCATTCAGTCCCGAGATTTAAAGATGTTACCGGTATAGAACTAAGAATATTCCCAGATCCAAATAATGAAGTTAATGATGTTGGTATTAAAAGTATTTGACCTTCATGCACAGTAAATCCATCAGAAATTCCATTAATATATGAAATTATCCAACTATAGGATGCTGAATTAAAATATTCATATGCAATTAAATCAAGTCGATTTTCTCTGTCTGCTGGCACAGTATAATATTCAATATCTACATTATTAGTTTGATAATAATTTTGAATCTCTAAGGTCAAAAATCTACTATTATCGGCTAAATAATGTATAACTTGACGAAGTCGCTTATACCTTGAAATATGTTCAAAATCCTTGCATGTAGTATATTCAATTCCGTTATACTCAACTTCTTGATATGGAATTGTAGTATCATGTAAAAGTTTTACTGTATCCATAATTTATCCAATCAAGGGTTTTTGAATAACAGACGAATAATTAAGCGCTGTTTGGGATACCTCTGTAATAGAGAAGGATAATTTAAAAGCGAGGTACCAATCATCAGCTTGACCCAATGGACCCGACCATTGAACATCTACATTCGTCATAACTCCAGTTATTACATTCGCTCCATTTATGTAAAGAGTTACAAGCGGTGTGTGTACAGCTGATCCTCGATATAACGGATAGCATTGAGCTTGACAAAATCGTATTAAATTATTTGCCATGCCATCGCTATGATCTCCAGTCCACATATCTCTGTGAAGATTAAATTCATATGTAATTGACCGAGGACCTGATCCTTGATACATTTGCCAAGGCTCATACTGATATAATAAATCAGGCATAGTTGTATAATCCGCAGATCGAGAATCAGAAATTTCTTCAGGATAAGCTGGAATACTTACACCGTACCCAGCAATAGACGAATAAAGTACAATTTTATCTTGAGGGATTTTAAACCAATCTAACGGATTAGTATATGCTTCATTAGTCCCTTTAGATTCAATTAATCCTATACCTCTAATTGTACTTACAGATCCAAATATCGATGAATCAACAACTTGATTATTTAAAATAGCTGATTTAACTTTGTTAAAAATGGAAGCAGATACTGATTCTTTATTACCTAGTATATCATAAGAATCGGGAACACTTGACTCTAAGCTATCTGATATATATAGATAATCTTTGAAACTTTTAAGTGAAGACAACAATTTCCAATTATTGTCATCTGATAATGCTGCCATTTCATAAATATCTGAATTATCTACAAACTTATTTAAAATTGAAATTTTTCGTTGGGGAGTTATTTCATTTGAATTTGAGATAACTTCATCGCACTTAGTTTTCCATAGCTTGCCTATAGAAGGCTTACGATCTAACCCATTGTCTGCTAGTATTTGATCTACATTTTGTATTCCCACACGTTCAGATAAATCTTCAAGCTTATCTTCAGTATTTATTTTCACGTACTTCATACATTGACCTCATTTAATCTTATTGCCTTAATTACATGAGGCTCACCGAACATTGTAGGTGGTCTAAAATTAAACCCGTTACTATCATATCTATCCGAATAATTTAATTTTTTAACCCAAGTTTCGGAGGTTTTATAACAAGCTAATTGTGCTTCAGACGTGATATCATCCTCTATGTTATCACATCCTAGGTTGATCAATAGATAATGCTTGTCTCTAACATCACTATATTGATGTACAACCTCACCCAACATATAAGAATAAACCCAATTAGGTAAATCTATATCACTATCTAGGAATTTATTAATATGATACTTGATAGCTTCAACTAAATTCTTGTATTCATCCGATAAAGATTGATTAATAAGTGGATATTTATCATAAAAATACGAAATATCACCTTCATTTAAAAAGGCGTTAAACATCTCTTCATCAGAAATCAAATGAGGGGGATAGTTTGGTAAATACCCTTCTTGTGAATATTTTATTTTAACATTATCAATTGATAAAGTCATTATATTATCCAACCTCTAAATACATGATAGCTGTTGCTTTCCCACCCATCAATGGGAGATCCGCTAGCAATTCCTATTACATGATCGATTAATTCTACATTCGATAGGAATGAAATTGTACCTGTATTAGACAATCCAGTGTACTTATCGTATTTTTGAGATAACGCAGTAAATGTTGTCTCCATAGTTTCAAATCCATCTGGAGCCGTTACAGGATAAGCTGTAATAAAATTACCTGTTATTTTTATTTGATCTAGCATACACGATTCAGGATACATAAATTCTGAACCTTGCGGCAATGTAAATTGTGCTGCTTCAATAGATTTACCTAATTCAATATTTGCAGTTAAATCGTTTCGCATATAAATACCGGCACCGATTATGTTACCAGCTGAACTGAATGTTATACTTTCCAGTCCGAAATAATAATGGTGGTCATTTACAACTGATTCACTCCAGAAACTTAATTCATTTGGAATTATCGGAGTATTTACAGCTTGAACCGTCATACCATCAACTATCAGATTTGGATCATCTTCACTAAATTTCTGATACCAGATGGATAAATTTTCAAATCCTGTAAATTCATCAGGATATATCGTTACATTACTGGGTGAATCAGATGAATACGAATAATAAGTACGGCCACAGTTACGAATATAATTGAATACATCTGAATCATAATATAGATTAGAATTGTATACATTCACAATAGGTGAACCTTGAATTGGATCTAATCTAATTTTTTCACAATTTCTTATATTTATAGTAGTATATTCATTAGCATTTCCTGTTATATGCAGATAAATACCGGTATTAAATCTACTATCAATATTTTCAATTTCAATAGTATTGTAACTCTCTTCAGCACTTAAATTAAGCGTAATTTCAATCATATCTGGGTACTTGGCTGAAGATTCTTGAGCGACTGTCGGGAACGCTACTCGGTTGTTAACATATTCAATTAATTCATCTTGAATCTCTGCAGCACTAAGACCTGATCCAAAATCGTAATCTTGACCTAATTGATATGCTAATACACCAGTACGAAGCAATCCGTAATCAAGTAATCTAAGATAACCGTTTTCATCTCTATACACATATCCCGCATCAAGCTGCGTATCTGGCACATTTAAAAATCCGCCGATAGTATTTTCTGTAGCAAATGGGATAGTTCCTGTTATTAAAATCGGATCAGAATATTCCTTTTTACCAGTAGTTTCAACAACTTTATAGAAGTAATATCTGGGACCTAAAACTCCGTTTTGAGGTACATCCAAAACTTCAATGCAGAAATAATCCTGATATCTATATTCTTCGCCTTCTAATACAATATGAACTTCAGTATTACTATCAGTAACACCGTTAGCTAGTACGGCATCACTAGCGTAAACTTGAGATGTTCCACGATAATTCGATGTTGCAATTCCAAGCATTTCATTGTAATTATCAGGATCAGAAATCAAGTTAGATAATGCAAGTTCAACCTGTTCGGGAGTATCTTCAGAATTACCGGGATACGATTGAACCATCCTGTAAACTTCTACACCGTTTAATCCAACGGGAATAGAGTTATCAGTGGTATAATCATAATACTGAACTGATTTAACTACTGGAGGAAGTATTACATAAAATGTTGAAGGACTTTGTAAAATTTCTGAAGATGAAGATATTACAGAATCATCCATCCTTACTAGTACGTAATCTCCGATTTTCCAGTTATTTTGATTAATCGGAGGTAATTCACTTCTATCTAACGAAGTAATTTGATCTACATATCCACGTTGTTTTCCGCCAGGTAGTGAATAAATTGTATTGATTGATTCTTTAATCGCTTTAACAGTATAAGTATAATCACTAGTGACAGTTCCCGGAGTATTTTTACTAAAATCAGCTACAGGAAGCTTCATAATACGAGGTGAATAATAAACTTCTTCACCTGCGGTATTATACATACCTCCATCAACATGCTTATGTGGGAGTGTTAAAGTAACAGATTGATCTGAATCATCAATTCCAAATTCTGCTTGAGGTAATTGCCCATCGGTTGTAGTTGTTAAATCTGCAGCACGCTGCCATATAAATAAACTGTCAGTAGAATCACACCAAGTATCCTTGCCTGTTTCAGGATCTACAGATTTCCCAGCAAACGTATATAATTTTTTAGGGTTAAGTCCAGCTCTACTTACAAAATTTCCGGATAATAAAGATTCAAACTCACCGACACGACTAGCTGGAATCATTTGAATCTTTGATGAATTCTGTACTATGTTACTAATGGATCCGTTTATGTAGTTGAATTCAGCTAGTTTAAGATGTGCTGATACAATTTCATCGCTATCCGGAGAATCAATTGGAAGTACAAAATATCCCTCAGCAATTTGTCCAACCGGTAAGATTACAACTTGGACGCCTTCCATCAAATTCTGATTATTTTCAGTTTTCATAGAAGCCGATAATGTTTGCTCGGTGCTATACATAGCACGTAAGCCAATAGCTAATTTACCAGTTAGAGGTGATAAACCTTCAGCTTTTAATTCAGCATTTGCTTCGGCTAAATCAACAGTTATATTAACTAATGATTCTAAATAATGCCCGTTTACAACAGCCCTACCAGATGAAATCTCTAATGACGTTGAACTACCAGATTGAACTGATACACTAAAATCATCTAACGAATGTGTATACGATGGTCCAACTGAATATTTTATTTCAGTACTTGTTGCTACGCTTTCCCGAGAACGCAGATTAAATTCAGTTAGAAGCTGTCCACCAGTTTTACTGTTTGCTATAGGGAAAATATTAGTTGAACTAGCGGGAAATCTTGTAAAATTCATTTATACCTGCCCTCTCTACAAAAGTTGTAGAATTAAAATCTCATAATTTTCGGTTCAACGTCTTTGTTAACAGTTTCAAGTTCATAAATTATTCTATCAATAAATTCATTTATATACTCATCTTTATTTTCCCACTCAGTTTCATTATATTCATCCATTTTAACTGATGAAAGAAACTTACCGTTTTTAATAATTTGAGCTACAGTGGGGTTAAATCGTTCAACTCTAGCCCAAGCATATTCTGCATCATCATAAGGATGTAATCCAGAAATTTGCATAGATAATTCTGATAAATTATCTTCATTGTTTAAATATATTGAATATTTATTTCCAGTACCGTGCCAATTTTCATCAATAAAATGTGATCCAAATCTTGAACACTTTATATCGCTATCAGATTTTACAAAATATGTTTTCATTAATCCTCCAATACGTACTAGTTAAAAGTATAAAAGATTCAGTCATTACATTCATCGAATTTATACAATTTCAATTATCCTAATTTTGAAGCAACTTTTTGTGCAGTATTAGAAAGTGTTGAAGATACCGCAGCTGTATTTATTGACGATCCTGTAGATCCAATTTCTGTGGTTGTCATGCCTGTAGCTAATGCTGCGATAGCATCAGGTAATTTAAGTTTACCTTGTGTATTATTTTGCTGGAATATGGCTTGAACTACTCGCAATATTTGAGCTATAAGCACATTTTGCTGAACTGTTGGATCCATGAGATCGGCAATCGGATTAGTGGTTAGAGCTTCAGTTAACGCATTTATTGCATCTTCGGAAGATTTCTTTTCAGCTTTCTTGATAGCTGACAACGATTTATTATATGTATTTCCTAAATGCTCATTATAAGTTGTATGACTGATAAAATAATCATTGAATGTTTTTGACCAAAGATTCTTAAACGATGTGACGTCTAGATGGAGTGTATCTAATCTGGTATTAATATCTTTTTCTAAACGTTCATGATCTATCTCATTTAGATACGCATCAATACCGGGCCAAAGTATTCCCATCACATCACTTTTATCAAATACATCATGTACATTGATATTTAATTGATGTAATAGATTTTGATTTTCTTCCCAGAATCGTTCTTCTTTTTGATTTCGTTCTTGAGTTTGTCTAGCACTTTCTTGACTTTCAAGATTTTCAAAATATTTTTGAAGTTCAGTTTCAGTATATCCAAGCTCTTTTATAGCTTCACCAAAATCACTTATACCGTATTTAGCAGATGCAGCGGTCCAGGCTTCATATCCAAACGCCCCAAATTTGCCTGATTTAGCTTGAGCATCCACTACAGCCTTTGCTTGAACTTTTGCATCATATTCAGCTTGTCGTTGTAAATCCCATTTTGCTCTAGATTCTGCTTGTTCTACATTCATCCCATATTCTGCAGCATATTTGCTTGCAAGAGTAGATATTTGAGCATTTGAAATTCGAGTATACTTTAAGATTTTTTGAGTTTCAGATTCGATAGCTTTATTCAATGTACTCGAAGCTGTAGTTCCGAGATACTTTGGAATATCAGATTCCATACGATCAAAACTAGCTTGAAGTCTTTGTAGATTTATTTCTGTTGATGTGGAAGATGCTTTCAAGTTAGACGTAGCTAACGATCCAGTTGCGACTGTGCCTAGTTGAGCTAGTATACTTTTACCAATAGCCCCTGAACCATGTCCAAATCCAGTACTAGCTGCACCTAGACGGACCGACTGTAACATCGATAAGTAACTATTAGTGAGTTTAAGTTCTTTTCCGTATGTAGTTAAATTAGATAATACTTGTGCATTACCTGCACCAATTTTTCCCGCTTCAAGGACCGCCTTAACTGTATCATCTAATAAATCAGCTTCTTCTCGTGTTTTTGCAATATTGTACCTAGCCATAGGGTTGAATGGCCCTAAAATTTTGAGCAAATTCGATAATGCATTTAAAATTGAATCTAAGAAATTAAGCGCAGCGCCTTTTAAATTTACTGCATATTCATTTTGAGTTAACGCAAGTGTTTGCTGCTCTTGCCACATATGCTGTTGAACTGATCTTGCTACTTCGTTATCAAGAACATATGAAAGTCCTTCTTCTAGCATATACTGGTTAATTTGTTGCATTTTAAGCTGTTCAGCTGTAGTTGTCGATTGACCTGAAGCTAATAGCTTCAAGTTATCATTTAATGACGATTCATTTACAGCCATATTATCAATAGCTTTAGCTAAGTAATTAAAATCTACTCGTGCAAACGCTTCTTTTGATATTCCAAATACGTTAGAAAGCCCTTCAGCAACTTCCATATAGTTACTAGGGGACATTGTTTGCATTTGAGCTAAATTCTTAAATAGAGTACTGAATATCTTTTGAGGTTCTTGAGTAAAAGCTTGTAAGAACTCTGTATTGGATGCATTAATTCCAGCTAGTGATCTTAATGCTACAATTTGGCTGGTATTTCCACCAACAGCTGCATTATATACAGCATCTACGATAGATGATGCTAGATCAGGGGCGATTGACCCAACAACCGCAGAAACTGAAGTTAATACTCCAGCAACATTAGACGCATTACTAACCCCAGCAGCTGTTGAAATTTCTACAGCTTTTTGGAATATATCAGAAGCATTAGATAACCCAGTTGTAAATCCTCCTGAAAGTTCTCTACTTGCATATAAAATATTACTAGCAAACAATTCTAATTGAGCATTTGCATAATTAATTGCTTCAGTTTGAGAACTTCCAGTTTTAATAGCATTTGCAGCTAATGAAGCATATGCTGTAGCATAATTGAAGAAATCTTGTGTTGGAATAGCTGCTGAAAGCTTTGTAGCTAAATATGCAAATTCTTCAGCAGCTTGACCTGATAATCCTGATTGAAGTACTTTACCGAGGTTGGAGGTAATATCTGCGGAACTTATTACTGAAGCTAGCCCCTCAGATTTAAGCCTGCTTGAAAATTCGCCGATTAAAGACTGTAAATCTTCTTTAGAATATTGTTGGGTTTGGTTTATTAGCCGTAAATTAGCATCCCAAGCTTCATAAACAGCATTTGCTGCTTTTTCTAGAATTTCAAAAGGATATTTAATGATAGCTTCAGTATCTTCTTGAAGCCGCTTTAAACCAGCTTCAGTGCGCTTTTTACGAAATGCTTGATCTCTATCTGCAGTTGATTTTAATGTATTCCAATATTCTTTAAACCCATCTAAAACCATACCTAGTGAATTTGTAAGTACTCCTAGAGTATGATCAATTAGCAAAGTCAAAGCAATCCCTGCTGGGCCTCCCATAGCCCCCAATGCACCGGCAGCCGCACCAGAAGCAGCTGAAGCTGCAGCACTTCCAGCTGCTTTGGATCCCAATTTTGCAGCCATACCTGAAACTACAGATCCAACTTTAGTGCCTTTAATTGCAGCCCCAGCTTTTGCAGCTTTTTGTGAAACTGCACTCCCCAATTTAGTAGATTTTAATTTAGTTGCGATTTTAGAATCACCTAAAGATTCAGTGATCCAAGAGAATGGTTGATCGTTTACAGATTGTCCCTTTAATTTTTTAGCTGCATTTGTAAGTTGTTTTTTTGAAATTTCTAAGTATTTAGCTTGACTAGATGAAATAGAATCAAATAATTTTTCACCAAAATTAGTTGATTTAACTGCATCCATTGCATTTTTAGTTAAAGATTTTCCAATTTGTGCTGGAAAATCTTTAATATCGCCTTCAAATTCAGCTGAAATGCCTTCAAGTGCTGATTTAACTTGTTTTTGAAATTCATCCAAATTTAATGCTTCAGATAATCCATCCTCCACGCCAGATAGTACATCATCTAACAGAGTTTCAGCTAATTTTGCAGTAGATCCTCTAGAAAGTTTAGAATTACCAACATTCGATGAACTTGTCGATCTAGAATCAAAATTAGATTCCCGACTATCCGATAACTGGGATTGAGATAATGTTTTTATTGATGAATTTATAGATTTAAGTAGATTAATAATTTCAGAATCTGATCTACTAGCATCTAATCGCATTTTAGCTGCATTTTCTGAAATTGAATTAAATAAATCATCAAACGAATTAGATATATTATCATCCTCAGCCATCTATACCAACTACAAGAAAGAAAGGGGCACAAACACTAT